TAAGAAAGGGACGTAGGAGTGATATCTTCTAAATAAATCATTAGTATCTCCCTCGCTCAATCCGAGTTCGTGTCCTAATTTAGCTTTTCCCATTCCATAAGATAATCCCAAATTAATTGTTTTCGCGGTCTTACGATCAATGCCAGCCATATCAGCTACAGCTTGATGAAAGTCAGGATCTTCAGAATGGTATAGATCAACTAATTCTTTTGTTCCTTTCAACCCCTCGCCGTGATTAATGCCGTCGGCGAAATGTAAAAGAATCCGAGGTTCTTGTTGAGAATAATCGAAACTACCCCATTCACAGTCATCATCAGGAATAAAAATACTTCGAATAAGAGGACCTAATTCTGCGTGTCTCGCAGGGATTTGTTGGAGATTAGGATGTTGCATAGAAAGTCTTCCGGAAACGGTTCCCCCTGTTTCAGTTTTTAATTGATTAATGTCAGCGTGAATTCTTCCATTATGTTGATGGCGCAGAATGGAATCAATAAAAGTTGTTCTGGCTTTATTAATTTCTCTTGCGTCCACTATCATCTTAGGAAGAGAATGAGGATGATTAACTAAAAATTGTTTATGAAAACTTGGTTGGTTTGTTTTTTCTGTTCGATCATATTTTAATCCCATTGCATCAAAAGCTTTGGCCACACTCACTGCTGCCCAAATTTCAACCGCTACTCCTGTTTCTTTTTTTATTTGTTCAAGTATTTTTTTTTCTTTTTTTGCTAAATCTTTTTTAATTTTTTCTGCGTATTCTAAATCAACATTAACTCCTTTCCATTTCATATCAATTAAGATAGGAAGTAGATCTGTCTCTAAATCAAAAACATTAATGAGCTCTTGTTTAACAATTTCTTTTTGGAAGGATTGCCATAATTTCAATGTTAACTCTGCGTCTTTTTCCGCGTATGGGCCTACTATCATTGCCGGCAGTTTATGCATCTCACCTTTTGGGTCCACACCATGTTCCAGTCCTTTTGAGTATAGTTCATTTTCTAATTTCTTTTCTCCTAGATAGTCTTTAGACAAGTCATTTAAACTATAACGCCGTCCTTGCGACGTGCGATTTTCATCGATGAGAGGAGCTGCAATCATCGTGTCAATGATACGTCCTTTAACTTCCAGTCCCCAACGGCGCAACCATCCTACATCATAAGATGCATTGTGAAAAATTTTAGCAGCATTGGAAGATAACATAGGTTTAAGACTTTGCTTTAAAAATTTTGCATCGAAGTTTCCCCCTCCTTCGTGAGCTACAGGAAAATATCCTTTCCATCCGTCAACAGCTAATGCAACTCCTACAACCTTTCCTTCATTACGAGCCCAGCCAGGGCCTTTAGTTTTGAGTCCTGGATCATAGGTCTCTAAATCAATAGCTATTTCCTTTGCGTCAGTAAAATCAGGTAATCTTTCTGGTGGAAGCCATTCAACGTTTTCCATATTTTTTCTCCAGTAAAAGTTGAGCGTAGTGAATTACTTTTTCAATGTCTTTTTTACCTTCTCCCTTTTTATTATGACGAGTAACGTATTTAATAATATTTCCTTCACACCAATCTAACTTATTATCCATGATATAATCAATAGGTTGAATGGGGCAATCCTTGTAATGACTTCCCATTATTTGTTTGTCTTTTGCGCTTTTGCTGTTCATAACGTATTTCTCCAAATTCTATTTCAGTTTCCGGTGCCATTACATAGAGCTCTTCTTTCGCTCTTGTCATTCCCGTATAAAAAACCTTTCTTGTCTCTTCTGCATTCTTATAATATGCATCCAATCCCTTTCTTGAGATGTCAGTTAATAACATAACTTTATCAGCTTCGCCACCTTTTGCTCCGTGAATAGTAGAAACGGTGACGCGCGGTGGTTTTTTAAGATCTTCATTATTTTTTAATAAAGATTGAATTGTTCTTTTTTCTCTATCATTGATGCGATCCAGGGCCGCGGTCCACGGTGTTCTTTCCGGAATAAGTAATCCGTGCTGCCCTTTTAATTTTTCAAATGTGAAAGTATCTTCCTCAACGGTCCCTTCCATTTTCTTTGCGCCCCATTTTAGTCCTATTTTAGAACTGATGTATTTATATATTAAATTAACATCGCTTAAGGAAATGGAATTGCCTTCCACCAAACTGTTCCATAGGAACATTGCTTCAATGGATTCTTCAGAAACGGAAAAAAATCCTTTGCGACTATAATAAATCCCCTGGTGTTTCATTACCGAACAAAGCTTATCCAGTTGATATCCGGTGGATGCGAGCAACAGCCAGTTCCCCTTTCTAAATAAAGAAAGATCTTTATAATTAGGAAAAATGATTCGTCCCTCCGCCTGGCGCGGACTCCACACCTTAGGTTCCCGATTTTTATTTTTATTAATTAAAGCTGTCGCATAGGAATGAATGCTGGAAGGAATGCGGAAGGATTGATGAAGCACGCTTTTCGTGTTGCTGGAGTCATTGGCTCTTAGCAGCAGCTCTTGGACGTCAGCTCCGGCCCATCTAAAAATGGCCTGGTCGTCATCCCCCGCGATGTATACTTTCTCAGAGCGCTCGATGAGTTTATCAACGAGCTCCCATTGCAGTTTACTCAGATCTTGGGCTTCATCAATGATTAAAACTTTAAAGGTTGGAATCTTGTGCTCTTCATTAATCAGGGTGGAAATCATATCAGTGAAATCAAAGAGTTGACGCGCTTTCTTGAAGGATGCATATCCTCGGTCAAGCTTGTCTAATTTTTTCCATCCCCCTTCTAAATGCCCGTGTTCCTTAAATTCTTGGTATAAAGAAGTTTTTTTAATGCGGTATTTATCAATCAGCGAAAGATGGACATCCTCATAGACAGGGATTCCCAGTTCTTCCACGTGCCTGTTGGGATTATGAATCTTCCATCCGATGAGATCGGAGAACTCCGCGTAATCGTGGTCTTGCAGAATGGATGTGCGATCCAGGTGGAGACAGAATCGGGCTAAGGCGTGCAGTGTTTTAAAATATGGAAAATCTTTATACTTCCTGTTAAATTTTTTCACAGCTCGCTTGATGGATACTTTTGACGCTCTCTTGGTAAAAGAAAAATATCCTATTTCATTCGGGTTCGTCCCCTCCGCCATTTCCTTATCAACGATGTCCAGTAAGGTGGTTGTCTTACCTGTGCCAGGAGGACCAAAAATAAATTCACTCATTTTGAATTCTTATTTTCACAAGGCTTGTGGTGTAAAATTAATTGACTTTCTATAAGTTTAACTTCTTCTAGAGCGCCTTCCCAATGTTGAATGGAGTAGCGATCAAAGGTTATTCTTTTTTGATGATTTTTTAAGCGCGTGACAAAATTATCGGTTTGTCCAATATAAACTATTTCATTTTCTCGAATTAAAAAATAAATATAAAAACGTTCTTTTAAAATTTTAACAGGTTCAGAGTTATTTAAAATTGTGTTTTTATCTTTCCACATAGAGAATTTTAAATGAGGATTATTTTTTTCCAATTCTTCCATTTCTTTTTTCTTTTTCCAGAAACGAGTTGTTCTCATACGTTTAAAATCTGCGTCTGGCAACTGCCAGGATTCGTTCCACATAATACAACGGGCACTATACGCGTAATATTCATTTCGAGGTTTTTCATTATATATTTTCACTGCTTCCAAAATATTTGGTGCATCTATATCTGGATCATAATTACTTCTATACTCACCAGGAATCCAAGGATATTTTTGGCCATAAACTACATACTCACGCATAATAATCCTCGAGTCTTTTTTTCCATTTCTCTGAATACACAGGAAACATATCCGGTGTTAAATGAAATTGCTGAAAATATCCTTCACGGCTGCACATTAAAATATAGCCTTGGCTAACATTTGTTCCAAAGGAATAATTATGCGCCAGGGCGTAAGCGGTTAATTGAAGATAATAGTCCTCGATCCATTCTTCGCGTTTTGGCCTGTTGGTTTGCTTAAAATCGATGATGGCTGGTTTGCCGTCAAAGATTCCAACCACGTCTGTTGTTCCCGCATAATTTTCTCCCGCCAAATGAACTTCGCATCCCCATACTTCATCAATATTAAAGAAAGCTCTGCCAATGATAATATTAGCCATTTTTCGTGCGCGCCTTCCTAAGGGAGTATCATCAAAATATTTTAAATCTCTTTTATTAAGAATATATTTTTCTAAGCATTTATGAAGAGCCGTTCCCAGAGCTCCAGCGTCATCCCTTATTTTATCCGCTTCCTTTTTCCCAACACGTTTTCTCCATTTTTCCAAGGACTTGGTTTTTTCCTCAGATTGAGTTTGCTTTAGGATGGTAGTGACCGAGGGAACTTTTATTTTCCCTGTTTGATACACACGCTTTTCCCCGTCAATGCGGTTAAATTTTTTATATTTATATTTTTTAATTAGTTTCATATCTTTTTTCCCAAATGTATTTTAAACGTTCCCAACGTTTGCGTGTCACGAGCTCTCGATGGGTTCGAGGATCACGTAAGGCTTTTTCACCTACATCTAGCAAACTTTTAAGAATTCTTTCTTTTAATGTTTTTTTAGGCATCACAGTTTTATCGAAGTGGTATTAATGGCGTCCTTGTAGGCGGAACTTGTTTTGCATTCTTTGCAAATTCTATTACCCACTCCCCAACTATCAAACATCTTCCCGCACGGAAGGCATTTTCTTTTGGTGAACTCCACTTCTTTCCTTTCTTTCTTGTACCAATTATTTGGTTTCTCTATTATACGAGCCATTGTTTCATTTCCTCTCCTAGTACTTCTGTTGCCAGATTAATTTTATTTCGTAAACTTTTAACAATTTTTTCATCAACTGTTTTTTCAGCAATCAGATCAATGTATGTTACTTTTTCTGTTTGGCTGATCCTATGGGCGCGGTCCTCGGATTGCATTCTAATCTCCAAGTCATAACTGTTGCTATAATAAATAACGGTATGGCTGGCTGTCAATGTTAATCCATAGCCACCTGTCTGAGGATTAGCGATGAAGAAACGCAAAGGAGAATCTTTGTCTTGAAACTCATTAACAATTTCTTGCCGTGTTTCTGCCTTAGTATCGCCATAAAAGGTCACCACACTTTCAGCCCCATATTTTTTACGCAACTGCCTTTCAATCTCTTGGATGTCATAGCGATAAACGGCCCATATAATTACCTTTTCATCATTAGTTTCTTCCAGGACGGAAAGGAGCTCCTCGATTCTATTATTTTTAATGGAGCGAATTTGCTGATCATCTGTTTTGACGTGACCGCATGTAATCTGATGTAGCCGTATGAGTTGCGCCAGGGCATTTACCGCGGACATTGTTTGTCCTTTTCCTAGTAGGGCAATTCCATACTTCTTCATTTCCAAATAAGCTTTTTGCTGTTCGGGTGTAAGCTGAATGTTTCTTTTTAAATAAATTTTTTCTGGCAGATCCAGGCAGTCGGATTTAAGAACCCTCGTGGAAAATTTCTCCAGTGTCTTATTTAATTCGTCCAATCTAATATACTTTAACACTTGATCAAAAGAATGCCTTCCGGGCAAATGCACTTTCCTTGAAATAGTGTAACGAGATTTGAATGCATAATAGGAAGAAAAATCCAATAGGTAAGGATCTAAAAAATAACATTGTGAGTATAGATCCAAGGGGGTTTTTGTAACGGGCATCCCTGTTAAAATTCTTTTGTATTTTGCCCTGTCTTTCATTTTAATAATATTTTTAGTTCTAATGGCTTTGGGATTTTTAATGGTTGTAGATTCATCGATGACCATAAAAGTTTGATGGCTGAGTAAAAATCTTTGTGTAATGTCCATTCCCCGCTGAGTGCTTAAAGCTTCCACATTAATTATGAAAATAATAAGTTCATCCATTAGGAGGAACAAAGGTTTAAGTAATGCTTCCTGTTTTTGAGTGGTATTGGGAGACCATAAAACCGTGTGATATTTAATATGTTCAGGCATATGAGCGGGAATCTCTCCTTTTTCCCAGTTTCCTATGATACTTTTAGGAGCTACAATCAATGCCGCGTTTATTTTTCCCCGATCATAAAGAATAGCTATGTTATCAATAATAATTTTTGATTTTCCCGTTCCCATATCAGCGAAAATAGCATAGTTTTCCTTGTTCCAGGAATGAGTTAAAATATCCAATTGATGCCTAAAAGGCGTCGTTTTAAACTTATATTTCATTGTTTCTTCCTTAATTTCTAATTATCCCATATAAAAGATTGCAAAAAGAATTGCAATAGATTAATAAGGAAAAATCTATTAGAAAGAATAGAAATGGGGAAAGTATATGTGGTGCAAGAGGTAAAGGGTAGAAATATATTAAGCGCCCAAGAATTCGGCGACTTAAAATTATTACTGCCTGAAGGCGCACAAGTTGTTTTAAGTTCAGCTCCAACTGTAAGAAAGTTGAAGCAAAGACTTAAAGATTTTTGTGACGAGGATTACTTGTTGCTCATTGGAGATCCTGCCGCCATAGGCATTGCGTGTTCTATTGCATCCGATTTCAATAGAGGACGCTACAAATGCTTGAAGTGGGACAAGATGGAGGCTACATATTATCCCATAGAAATTGATTTGTATAACAAAGGAGAAATTTAGAATGGCTAAAAATTTGATACAAGAAATGGAACAACAAGTTGTGGACCATATAGGACAGGTAGGCGATGATGCTTTATCTTCCCTTGGGAAAAAATGCACTGAACTTGTTGAAGTCCGCAATGAATTAGTTGAACTAGAGGAGAAGAAAAAAGAATTGTCCAAACGGGAATTTAACTTAGAAAATGAAGAAATTCCTGCTGTGATGGAGGAAAATAATTTGACTTCTTTGCGTTTAAAAGATGGTCAAAAAATCGATGTAACGGAAAGTTATCACGCAACTATTACTGCAGCCAATAAAGATTTTTGTTTTAACTGGCTGAAAGAAAATGGTCTAGATGATATAATTAAAAATGAAGTTTCTGTTGCTTTTGGTCGAGGTGAAAATGATGATGCCTTGGATCTTAAGGGACAGCTAGAAGGACAAGGTTTGCCCGTGGAGCACTCTCAAAAGATTCACTCGCAAACTTTAAAAGCATTCGTTGGGGAGCGTGTCCGTAGTGGAGACGGTGTACCCGATGAATTTGGCGTATTCATACGCAAAAAAGTGAAAATACGACAATAGACAACCGAAAAACCGTAAGGAGGCAATATGGTAGTCAAAAAAAGAAAAGCCTCCAAAGCACCTGCGAAGAAGGAAACTCCTCTTCCAGTGACTATTGGAGCAAACGATTTTGAGTCTGTAGCGAAAGCTGGACTCGAAGGCGTTTCACAAGAAGACCTGGCAACTCCACGTCTAAAGATTCTTCAAAAGATGAGTCCAGATTTAGACACAGTGGAAGGTGCCAAAGCAGGAATGATCCTGGATACTGTCAATAATAAACTTTATGATGGCAATAAAGGTATCCTTCTTCTTCCTGTTGCATATCAACGTCAATACACCGAATGGCAAGACAGGGGACAGGGCACTGGAGCTCCGGTCTCTGTTTATGATGCTAATAGTGACATATTAAGCAAAACTGTTCGCGATGATCAGAAGAAAGACAGATTGCCAAATGGTAATTATGTTGAAACTGCTGGCAATCATTTCGTCATTGTTGTTGAAGATGAAAAAAACGGGATTGGTCAACCAGCCTTGATTACACTTAAATCTACTCAATTGAAAAAAAGTAGAAAGTGGAACTCTATGATGTTGAACATCAAGATTCAAGGTTCTAATGGTCCATTTACTCCGCCGATGTACAGTCATCTTTATCGTTTAACTACGGTTAAAGAAGGTAATGACTTCGGCGATTGGTTCGGGATTAATATTGAAAAAGAAAGAATGTTGGAAAACAGAACTCTTTTCAATACGGCTAAAGAATTTGCTGATAGTGTTACTAAAGGCGAAAAAATAGCAGTTCCTGAGGAAATCGAGGGAGGAGCAAATAACCGTGAGGCCGTAGGCTTCTAACTTTAAAGGGGACGGCTTTTGAGCCGTCCCCCTAGAGAAAAAAGATGTGGAAGAAATTTAAGAATATTTTTGAGGGACTTGACCGGGCCTATGGTCAATATAAAAGCGGTGATCCTAATTCCAATGGAAAATTAGGAGGACAAGTTTTTATTCGAAAGGATATGGTGCACGACAGCCTATGGATAAAACATCTGGAAGGGGAGGAGCCTGGACTAGGCATCATTCCTATTACGGATGCTTCTATGTGTCGTTGGGGTTGCATTGATGTAGACACTTATCCCCTTGATCACAAAGAAATAATTAAAAAAATACAAAAATTAAAGTTGCCTTTGGTAATGTGTCGTTCTAAAAGTGGAGGCGCGCATTTATTTTTATTTACCAAAGATTGGATTTCAGCCTCTCTTATGAGGGATAAACTTATGGAATGGGCGGGAGAGCTGGGCTATGCGAATTGTGAAATTTTTCCGAAACAAATTGAAATTAGGGCTGATAGGGGAGATACTGGGAATTTTCTTAATTTACCTTATCATAACGGTAATAGCACTAATCGCTACGCTTTTAATCTTGATGGCACTGCTGCCACATTGGATCAGTTTATTTCTCTGTATGATGAAAGATCGATTACAAAAACTAATCTCTTATCTTTTAAAATAAAAAAACTAGAAAAAAAATCAGGGTTTTCCGATGGTCCTCCGTGCCTGGAAACTTTAGTAGAGAAAGGAATTGAAGAAGGAGGACGGGACAATGTTCTTTACCAATACGCTGTTTACGCTAAGAAAAAATGGCCAGATAAATGGGAAGATAAAATCGCGTCTTTTAATCAAAAATACATAGAAAATCCTCTGGGATTACAGCAAGTCAATAAAACAGTTAGTCAGCATCAAAAGAAGGACTATCAATATAAATGCAAGGATCAGCCGATGTGTCAACATTGTGTAAAAAATGTGTGCGCTACAAGAACTTTCGGCATTGGAAGAGAGGGGGACAGTAAAATCTGCGATTTAACTAAAATTCAAAGTGATGGAGAATCCATTTATTTTTTAAACGTGGACGCACAACGCGTTACCCTTACTACACAAGACTTAACTAATGAAACAAAATTTCATGAGGCGTGCGTAGAGCAGATTAACGTATGGCCTGTTCCAAAAGGGAAAAATGAATGGCGACTTCACGTCCAGGACTTGTTGACAAAATGCCAACCCGAAAAAGTTGATCATTCAATGACACAGGCAGGACGTTTTGAAGCCCATTTGGAAGATTTTATTTTAGAACAAGGTGAAGCTGATGAAATGGGGGAAGTAATGTCTAATAAGGCTTATTTTGACGAAGAGCAAAGTAAAGTATATTTTCGTCTGAACGCTCTTGAGTCTTTTTTACGTCGCCGTAATTTTCACAATTTTAGTAAAACACGGATGATACAAGTCATTAAAGCCAGAAAAGGCGGGGATGAACAAGTTCGCATTGAGAAGAAACAAGTTTATGTATGGTGGATTCCTCCGATAGACAGGAGCTCTAAACCTTATTCCATACCTAATATGGAAAAGGAAAGGGAGTTTTAAAATGCCTTGGAATCCGGAACATTATATGAAGAAAAAAATAAATGGAGATACTAAATTTTATTTTCAAACATATAAAAGTAAAGATTGGATTGATGAATGGAGCACGGTTTATTATCACGGTCCTTTGTTGGATAAAAGACTGTTTAAAAATTTAAAAGTTGAAAAAAAG